TGACTCCATAGCAGTTTTTTTAATCCTTCTGAATCATCTTGTTTATCATACAGGCTTGTGTAATTTGGATTATGAAGTAGAGACATTGTTTATCGCTTTAACTTCATCCCACAATAATTTCATTTGGACCTTGCTAATCATCTCATCTGTTAAATGTATAACAGTTTTATTTTTCTTAACAATTCCAACCAAGTCTATAAAAGATATTCTTTCATTCTTATTAAAGAACTTGAATTGCTCTATAAGCAATAAGTTAACAGCTTCTTTCTCCTTCCAAGTTAAACTATTAAATATTTTCTCATTATCATAGTTCCAACCATTAAGCTGTTTTGTGTTTGAAATACAATTTGATAGCTTTAATTCCATAAGGCAAATATAGTAATTATAAATATATTACAAGTATTTAGTTATTAACTAATTGTTAAAAACTACACTTGATTGTTTAAATACTTTATACTAACTTTGCTTCACTTTTGTTTCGACGGAGCGAAGTCTCACAAACGAAGCGGCAGGTCGAACTATTAAAGGGTAGCTATATTTTTTTTATAACCACCCTTCAATATCGCCTTCGGCTCTGTTGTTTATGGAATGTTATTCCTTTATAGGATTTTCCTTATCTATTGGTCCTTTATCTTTTTCTTCTTTTTCTTTTTCAGTATTTTTTGTTTTTATTCTTTTTTTTAAATAAAACATACCTAAAACACTTAAAGATATTACCAATATTACTATTACTGTATTCATAAAATTTAATTTAATTATTGTTTATTTTTATTCCATGTTTGAGCTACCTTCTCTACAGAACGCATACCAAAATACCCACCATATACAACTAATAACAAAGAACTAAGTAAGTCGATCCAATTAGCTTGGATTATAAAACCATTAATAGAACTATCTAATATAATATATATGAATAACGATATTGTTAAAAAAGCTAAAGATAAAGGTCTTATATTCTTACTTAACCATGAATCAGAACTCATATCTGACTCCCATCTCTTTGTGACCTCTTGCATTTCTACAACATCCATCTCAAGATGTTTTAAAGCCATTTGTAATTGCTCTGGAGATAAATCCTCACTATTACTTAATATATCTATAGCACCTTTTATATTTCCTGTTACAACGCTCCCTACAACACTAGCAACGTCTTTAAAGTTTATACTTCTAAGCAATTTACCTATCTTAGTTCCTTCACCTCCGTTTTTAATTAATTTATCCTTACCCATTGTTTATCCAATTTTTTAACTTTAATAAAACAATACAATGCTCAAACCATCCATAAGAAAGATAAAATTCATACATCTCATCAATACTACATAGGTCATGTTCTTCAACTAATGTGTTAATGAATTTCTCAAACTCACCAATACTATCAAGTAATAATAACTCTTCTTCTGAAAACTCTATTTCGTACATATTGAATTATTTTAATTTATTTTTCGGTGTATTTAGAAAATACCTCTATAGATTTCTTAACCTCTTCTGTCTCTATAAGTTTCTTTAACTTATTAATACTAGACTGTTTTACCTTATATAAATATATCCCCTCCTTTTTCATACTATAAATGCCATCCTCCAGAATAATTAATACTTCTGTCAGGGTTCATATTTTCACTATCACCTGTTGTGCAATATTCAGGAAAATCATCACCGTATTCACACATATAATCTAAATATCTTTTAGCATAAAACTCAGCATTTGCTAAACACTTTCTTGTTAAATAATCTAAATCATCCCTTGAAGCTATATCTGAGCTCTCTGAAACGTGCTTAAATAAACCACCATTATCAATCTGAAAAGCACTAAAAGGAATATACACAGCTTGTGAGTACCAAATAAGCATTGGCTTTATATAATCGTCTAATAAGGCTTTATAATCAGAATTACCAACATCATCAATTTCACCATCAACTATAAGGTTCTGTATCTTTTTATATAGTGATCCACCTAAATAGTTCTGTATATGTATATCTTGAGCTACCTCAATATATTGCAATACCTTGTTTGAATCTAAAGAACCATCAATTATTGACTTCTTTTTTAATTCTGTAATACTTATAAATAATGCTTTTGTTGCCATCTTAATTATATTTTTGGATACGCACCTCCATTTGGCATATCGTAAGGTCTTACATCTATCTCAGAAGGATTATTAGGTATTTTTAAACCATCCTCAAACGCTTTATCAATATTTACTTGACCTCCTTTTTTTCTATAAACCCTAAGCTCCCATAGGTGTTTACAATATTTACCTCCCTTATATTTTAACAAACTATAGTTCTGACCTTTATGACCTAACTTTCTGTTTACACCTCTGAAAGACATTTGATTAATATCCTCTTTTCTAAATACTATATTATTATCTGTAAATGTTTCCATGTGCTTACAAAAATCCCTAGAATCTGGAGATTTTCTTGAAGGAATATAAGCATATCTTATTTTGTAAGAATCATTATCTTCTATTGAACGAGTCTTAGGATTTGCCTTAACACCAAATAACTTTTGTATAAATGTCCTTTCATCAACCTCTACATCCATTTTAAGGGTGGTTTCCGAGTCTTTTAACTCTTCGGAATGTATAAGCTCCCAATCATCGCTAATAAGCTCTCCTAAGCCTTCTAATTGATTTATCATATCATTACCATCTTCATCTGAAAAATCATCTAACTCTATTGAACTTAATTTTTCTCCCGTTTCTTCTTCTCTCTTTATCTTTGTAGATATATTATCTAACTCAGTAAACTCAATCGGCTGTAGTGTTACAAAGTATAGGTTTAGGTTTATATTATTAAAGTCTAATATATCTTTAAGTCCTGATAATATTTCGTCTTGAATTGGTCTTATAATAACATTATCCATTAAAACTGAAGCTGTTCTTAATTCCTCAGCATTATTCCCAAATCCAGTATTATCCTTTATACCTAAAAGTATTGGAGAGACAATACCATGCCCTAACATAATCTTCTCTCTAGCTTCATCAGATAAGAACTGATACTGAGCGTGAGCATCTGGTAAATGAATAGCTTCTATTGACGCCTGTTGCTCTATAGACTCGTTAAAAGCTATAATAGCCTTGCCTCCATTAGAACTACCACCAAACTTCTCATATATCTTCTTTTCAATAATATCTTGAGTTTCTTCAGAAGGAATGCCATTATTAAAGTTAACAAATAAAGATGGTTGTAAACCATTCTTAATATTGTTTATGTGATAATTAGATACTTCAGATTCTAAATAACAATACTGTAAGCATCCATTATAATCTACAGGAGAGTAATAATAAAAACCAGACCTATATGGTTTAATTATATACAACTCATTAACTTCATTTTTATCTCCATTCTTAAATGTTGGTATTCTTTTTGGTTTATCTCCTTGCTTAAAATCAGCCCATTTAGGATGATAATAGTAAGCCTCTATAGAACCATCTTTAGTAGCTTTTTCAGCTCTAAGCGTTTCCATAGGAAAATGAGATGTTTTTAATATTTTAGTTTTAGCCTTATTATATGAAACCTGAATAGCTGCTTGTCCTAACATCTTATAATCATGTACAACTCTCTTTATTTGCTTACCATTAAGCAGTGACTTCATTTCTAAGTAGTCTTTTGGATTTTCAGCCCTATCTAAAGCCTCTAAACCCCTACCATAAGCCATATCAACAATACCATTAATACACCTTGAGTTAGTTGCTGATCCTAAGTATCTCTCAATTAATTCTTGGAAATAATCATTATACTCACCATATGAAACCCAGTCCTTATTGTACTCCTCTTTTATAATAGGAGTCTGATAAGAAGCCATATTAATAACCCTAAGATTTTGTGTAGGTCTCTTTGTCTGTTTTTTATCTAAACTAATTCTTCTCTTTATTGCCATAATCTATGCAAATATATATTCCGTTTCCCCTGAGTCTTGTAAGTAACTTGAGTCAGTATCTAAAGAACTTTTAAATGTTATTAAATCCCTGTAAATAGGTAAGCTATCTAAGTATGTAGATGAGTCTGTTTCTACGTAAAATACAATACTTAAAACACTATCCTCATCAATACTAGCAATTAAAGCAGCATCTGTTAGTGTTATAGTTGCTACGTTAGCTGAGTATGAAATATTATCAACACCTACAACATAGTCAATCCTAGTTGCTTTATTATATATGTATGCGTTTAAGTTGGTTAAGTCACTTACTCTAGGATAAAACTCAACGCTAATTACAGGTAAATTTATTATACTATCTATAGTCATACTAATATAACAGATTTTTTGTGTTTTGTTTTATTATAATAAAAAAAAGAGGCACACAAAGGCACCTCTTAATTTAATCTTATATGTAATTGTTATTATGGATCAATAACCGTAGCACTAATAACAAATCCAGCAACATCATCCATTAGCGTTGAATCAATAAAAGAAGAAGGAGTTCTTTCTTTTCCTTCAAACGTAATATTGTAACCTGATAGGTCACCCATTGCACCTCCAGTTGACGTGTTAACAGTTACTTCGCATCCATTCTCAAATCCTGCCATTCTAAAGTTACCGTTGTAGTCCTCAACGATAATGTGAGGTCTACCGTATGATAATAAAGTTAAGGCTGATTGAGTAGCTAAGTCTTGTTTTTTTAACGAGAAAGCTCCTGTTTGAGTCCAGAAAGACGTTCCGTTATCTCTTGAGTTTTCGTTAGTTTCTTCAAAGGTATTATTATCACCTCTAAGTTCAAATTTATAAACATCTACAGGAGCAGCCAAAGCAGTTATTTCATCTGCTGTTAAAGTCGCTGTAGAATATAATGTGGAATCGAAGTTAGCAATAAAAAGATTACGTAGTCCACCTACGCTTTCTTTACAAGCCTCCACTCTTCCAGTAGCAATATCACAAGCCATATTTTTAGTTATTGTAAGAATTACCTCTCAAATTAATGAGAGGCTTTTCTTGGTTAATTATTTAATTAAGCTACAGGAGTGTAAAGTACAATCTCAGAACCAATACCATAGTTTACAGTAGCTGTATATCTCATGATTACTCTTACGTTTTGAGAACCATCTAAATCAGCCATATCCAATACTTTTACTTCGTTAGAGTCATTTAATAAACCTGTACCGAACCATAAGTTAGATGATTGTGCAGCAACCATTGTATCATCTTCCATTCCGTTTGCAACAAACAATTTAACGCCATCAAACATAACATCTCCCATGTTTTGATTGTTGAATCTATCAACAAATCCTAAAGTACCTAAAGCTCTTACATAAGCTCTGTATGCTTTTTGAGAGATGTAGATATATAAATCTTCTTTACCATACATTGTGTTAGGAATTGCATCAACAACCTTACCTAATTCAGCAACGATATTAGAAGCAGTTAATCCACCTGCACCAGCGGATACACCAACAACATCAACAACATCTCCATCAGCAGCAGCTAATGTACAGATACCATCAAAAGCACCAGCACCATCAGCACCTTGCCATACTGTGTTTTCAGTTGTTTCAGCAACTTTAGCAGCCATATATCCAACTAAGTAATCAGCGAATGATGGTGGTAGGTTGTCCCAAGCTGACATTCCCATTGAGATAGCATCCCAATCATCTCTAAAGTCAGCCTTACATAAAGCTACGTTTACTTGTAAGCTCTTAGGCTCTAAGTAACGCTCACCTAATGTGATTGTAGATGTGTCAGTAAAGTCACATGTTGCATCAGCTACAAGAGCATCCGTAGATAAAGTCTTAATTACTGATTTGAATTTTACATTTGGTTTAACGCTAATTCCACCTGCTTCAAGTGAAGTAGCTGATAAAAGTGCTGCTGAGATAAATCCTTGCATTTTCTCACCTGCATAAGTAGTAGTAATACTAGTTGTAGTAGCCATAGCTTTTTATTTTTTAAATAATTTTGCGAAAACTCTATCTTGAGTAGATAATGGTTTTCTTGTTGATAATTTTTTAATTTTAATCTTTTCAGTTATAGATTCTGGTGAATGTGTTATTTCAGTAACTTCATCGTTACTTAACTCTACATTTACATCTTCTTTATCTGAACTTAATTCAGATGGGACTTCTTTGTTGTACTCTTTAGACACCTCAGCATAAGCTGCTAACATATCTAATATTTCATTCTTTAATGATGTTAAATCTGACAAAGTAGCGTAGGCAGGTTTTTCAACCTCTACTGGAGCTTCCGAATCAGTTTCTTCTGCTAGAATAACCTCTTCTTTAACCTCTTCTTTAACCTCTTCTTTCACTACTTCAACTTCGGCTTTAACCTCTATATCGTTAGTTTCAGTAAGATTAATTTCATTGTCAACACTTAACACTTCTTTAAGTTTTGCTAAAATTTCAGTAGCTTTCATATATTATGTGTTTTATTATACTATTATAACAGTATGTTAATTAATCTGTTTCATTTTCTGTATTAATCCTTTACTTGGAAGTGCATCCAATCGTAATTTTTCTCAACTCCTAAACTCTCAAAACCATTGCAATAAAAAATATCAATCATTGCTTTATATTCTGGTCGTGCAAATCTTGCTGTTGCACTTGTTTCTTTTAATCTGTTTCTTGCAGGATCTAAATCAATAGCAATTCCCCAAGCATGAGTACTCCAAGCTGAACCACCTCGCATTTTTCGATAGTTGAAACAACCACCAAATAAATCAATACCTAGTTCTACTATTTTTTCATAACCATAATGTTGTTCTAAATCCCTAAAGACTTGCAAAAACTTATCTGCAACTAAGTTATGGCAACGCATACGTGTTACTTTAGTTTCTAAATCCCAAGCCAAACGCATTGGGTAAGGCAATGTTATTGTGGTTAAATAACCCAATCCTACTTCGTTTGGAGTTCCGTACTTTGCTATAATTTGCCTTGTAGTCATAAACTATCTAATTTCGCTTAATAATCATTTTAGAACTGTAATTTAGTTTAGGGAAGCTAATAAAATTTAATTCATTACTAAATATATCCTCTCTCGATTGATATAAGCCTCTTTTAATGACCTGTCCTAATTTATTGTATATAATGTATGGCTCATTAATTTTAACACCTTTAACGTACTCTA